TTAACTCTGAAAGGGTTTTCGCTGCAAAGCCTGTTCGCCGGGACATCTTTTCGATTTCGTCCCCCGCCTTGGCATAATCCTTAGTTGCCTTCAAAGCAAATGCTGTTCCCGCTGCTCCTATTGCTGCAAGGCCAATTCCGACGCGCCGTAAATTCTTTTTTGCGCTCGCGCTGAATTTGGCAATACGTGACTGGCTACGACTCAGCGCCTTATCAAGACCCTTGTGATCGCCCTTCAAATAAAAAATCGCGTCACCGGCCGATATTGCCATTTCCTTTTCCCTTCACTCGTAAGCGCCTGAAAGGCAAACCCGTCAACCTGGCAAACTGTTCCGGGCTTCTTACAACGACATCTCCGCCCCGGCGTGATGAAATCATGTCTCCGGTGTCTTGTGCCGCGCCCTCATAAGCTTTCGCTTCGCGTTCTTTCCGTTCAACGAATTTACCGATCATACGCCAGAGCAATTCGTCCGTCCAATTATTGTAAATGCTGAGAGGGTCGAGGCCCCATTCGGTTGCGCAAATCTCCAAAACGCCGATCAAGTCCCCGGTAAGCCCTTCAGCACCTTGTCGAAAGGGAAGACGATTTCCCCGATTTTCCTGGCCGCCTCAAGCAGTTCCGCCTCGGTCGCCGAGGCCTCGATCTCTTCACGAGGCAAATCCCGCGCGTAATCGAAGACCAGGTCAATCAAGTCGTCAATCCCCGATGTCAGAAGCATATCAAGGGCTTCAAAACCCTTGGCTTCCGTCAGTTCCGTCGACATAGTTGAACCGAGCCGCTTGAGAAACGCGCCGTATTTTTTCCGCCATTCGCGGCTCTCACGCAATACGAGCGGCTTGA